AAGTCATGGTGAGCATTTGATGTATCCACCAGATGTGCGATAGATAGGTCTGTGTTCGCTAAATCAGTTGTATTTGCGTTTATTAAAAGAAAATGGGCGCTTGATGTATCTTGTAGATTCACTACTGATAGGTCTGTGTTCGCTAAATCAGTTGTATTTGCGTTTATTAAAATAAAATGGGCGTCTGATGTATCTTGTAGATTCACTACAGAAAGGTCGGAGTTCGCTAAATCAGTTGTATTTGCGTTTATTAAAACGAAATGTGAGGCTGACATATCTAATGCGCCTATTTGGAAGTCCTTTATTGTTCCCGCAGTTGCTATTTTAGTAGAACCAGTTGATACAAGTCCTAAATCATTTACCACTCCACTTCCACCATATGAATTTGCTTGTATAGAGACGTTTGATATATCTCCGCTGCGGATAGTTACAGACGAAGCAAATGATACATCACTTTCAACATCTAATTTACCCACAAGATAAGTATCACCATATACATTCAAATTTTGCGCCACATCTGCGTTCAAATTTAATGATACATCTCCCTCAACATGTAATAATGATGTTGGGTCTGTTGTTCCTATTCCTAATTTTCCATCGGTTGCTAATTTAACTTTTGGTATATTATTTATACCTAAAGTTATATATTCGCCTGTTGGGGCATTTATACTTGTCCGTCCATTGCTTTTTTGTGAAAATCCATATCTACATGCGGTATTACTATCTATATGTGAAAATGATGCTATATCATTAAGACCTGTATAACCTATCGCTGCTCTACCTAAAAATGAAGTTGTATTTGTGTCATACCCCGAACTTATTGAGTTTCTTGATATTATTGACCCCGATACTGTTAAATTGTCTGATATATCTACATCTCCAGTAATTACTAATCCTTCTGAGGTTACGGTATTACATACTATATTACCCGAACCCATATTAATATCGTTGTTTTGTGTGTCTATTAATCCGTTGGTTGTTAAAGTGTCGCAAGTTATATCACTCGAAGTTATGGTCCCGGGTATGTCTATCCGCGTAGAATATACTAATTCTTTCGTTGTAGTATCATATTGCATTATATTTGGCTTCACATTGGTTCTTATTGGGTCTATATATAATCCCGAGTTTCCACCATTCAATTCTATTCCAGTCGCATTTAATATTATTGACTTTGTTGCCTGACTTGTTTTACCCGCCGAAGAACCTATCGCAATCGCATAGTTGCCCTGATTACTTTCGCCCGCTGTATATCCAACTGCTACGGTTTTTAATCCTTGGTTTGTTTTACCCGCCATATATCCCATTCCAACACTTCCTTCCTGTTGTGTTAAATTACCAGCCATATTTCCTATCGCAACTGTATCTTTAGCCTGTGATGTATAGCCTGAACTTGAACCAATCGCAATTGAATTTGTCTCTTGGCTATTGTAACCTGCTTTATCACCTATAGAAATGGCTTTTTCTTTTTGAGATGTAAAGCCAGCCTCCGACCCTATTACTATCGCATTCGCACCTTGATTTGTATTGCCCGCCTTAAAACCAACCGATATACTATTCGCACCCTGCCCCGTTAAACCTGCCTGACGACCAATTGCGATTCCGTCATCTCCCTGATTTACATTTCCCGCATAACTACCTATTCCAATTTTAACAGGAATAGTATCGTCTATGTCTTTCCCGATTTCAATCACGTTTTCATTCACAATTATATTCGTTGCCGAAAAATCCGCAAATGTTACGTCGTTTGCCTGTAAATTACCTATGGTTACAATATTTCCACCAACATTTAAATTATTTGTAATATCCACGTTCTTATTTAACGATACATCATTAGACACTACCAACTTATTCCCCACGTTTAAGTCAGTTAATATATCGACGGACGCATTTAAAGATACATCTCCTCCTACCGTCATTTTATTTCCCACTTTTATATCCAAATTTACAGATAAATCCCGAGCAACGGTTAAATTTTCATCAACATCAACATCAGCACCTAACGATACATTACCATCAACATTCAATTTATTTGCCATAAATACATCTGAATTTAATGATACATCACCTGCTACATTTAATTTATTTGCCATTTTTACATTTGCGTTTAATGATACATCTCCAGCGACGGTTAATGTATTTGTTACATCAATCTGTTCCACCGATAAATATGTCATCTTAATACCACCAAGGATATTAAGCCGTCCCCCAATATCAACATCACCATTTAAAGACACATCCCCATCTGTCTCTAATTTATTTTTTATATGTAACTTGCCTTTTACATCCACATTATTATTCAACGATACATCATCACGAACTATTAATTTATTATTCACATTTAAATTTTCAGAAATATCTACCGACTCACCAAAAGATGAATCCATATAAACTTTGAAATTAGAAGTGTATGAAGGACCTGTATAACTTGGGGCATAACCAATTTGAACGCTTCGCTGAAATGAAACATCATTACCGAATATGATTTCATCATTTGATGGGTGTCCCCCAACCATTAAACCGCCCGATATATTTACGCCCGCACTAAAACTCGCATCCCCAAGTGCCTCAAAATTACTTAATATTGAAGTTGTTCCATCGTTCTTATGAATATAAGACTTTACGCCAGCATTGACTTCTTGTGTAGCGTGTATTATTCCACTATTGGCGAATATAATACCAGACATATCTAATTCACCATTAATAGAAATATCACTCAATACTTTTATTGTTGTTGCTGTTATACTTCCTGATACATCTAAATTTCTTTGGAAAGAAACATCTCCATTAACATATAAATTCTCTGATATATCTACTTCATTATTTAACGAGACCTTTCCATCTACATCTAAATTGTTTAATATTGAGACATTTGAATTTAAACTTACATCTCCGTCTATTGAAACGTCGCTATTTACCTGTAGCGTATCTACTGTTAATGATTTACCAATATTTACATTTCCATTTACAGAGACATCACTGGATACAAATACAGATACTACATTTAATTTATTTGCTATATCCACCGATGAGTTAAAACTCGCATCACCATCCATATCTAAATGTTCCCTAATATATACCGATTTGTTGAATGACGCATCTCCATCTATAGATAATTGATTTATATTTAGAAGACCCGGGATCGAAACTTTACCGTGTAATGTTATTGTTTTTTCCGGTCCGACTACTAGATTGATATTGTTGTTACTGGATTCGATTATTAAATTATTACTTGGGTCGGCTGCCGATGATTCTTGAATATATTCTAAATCAACCTTAAACCGTTTGTTTGTTCTATTAAATTGCTCGAGATTTTTTTCTTTCTCGCTTAATTCCTTATACAGATCGATTCTATCACTACTCATGTATAATATCTTATAATAAATAATATTAATTTTTATTTATTATACAAATTCATTAAATAATATAATTAAGGGAAAACTTTTAATTCCCCATTAGCACCGATATATAACTGATCGGATACTAATCCATTAACCGTTGTTGGTAAATTTTTTAATATCACTTTCGTAAGTGCTGATTTATCATGTATTATTAATCCAGTAGAACCAATAGTTCCGTCGACTCCAGAACCTATAACGTGAATTCCATACGAGGGATCAATTGTATTTACTCCAATTCTATTGTTTAATGTGTCTATACATACTAAATTTGTTGCTACTGGAACAAAACTTCCAGTATTAATTGTCGCAAATGTCCCGATTAAATTATTAATGGACGAATTCATATCTACGCTTCCCATTCTATTATTTATTTAATAATATATATTTAATTATTAATTGCTCTAAATACTTCTAAATTATTCTAAATTATTTACTCGTGTCTCTAAACTTCTTATTTTTTCATTTAAAGTTTGAATTATTGTATTCTGATTTCTTACAAAATCTAATATATTTGATACATTTACATCTGGTATATCAGGTGTTCCAGATGTGATATTTGAAACTTTAGCCGATAAATTTGTTACTTTAGTATCCAGTTCTTTTATACCTGCTAATCCATAAATGAATACATTATCGTATCTTACATAATATGGATTTGTATTATCACCTTCTATTACAGCAAAACTTAAATCATTTATAGCAATTAACTCTTGTGCGATTAATCCTGCCTCTTTTATATGTGGTTCATTTACTACTCCTTGGTAATCTATATCTTTAAATGTTTTCGTTTTATCATATGTTTGCGGTTGTAATTGCCTAATTACTTCCAAACCGTTCATTATCATCTTTTCGTTGTGTTTATAACGATCGTCCGACGTATGTTGTATTCCCTCGGTAGTGGTGATAGAACCTAATACGGTTAAATTTTTTTCCATACCTACATTTTCTATAAATGATACATCACTTACGATTCCAGATACATCAATCCCATTGCCTTTTATTGTACCTAAAACGGTTAAATTTTTTTCCATACCTACATTTTCTATAAATGATACATCACTTACGATTCCAGATACATCAATCCCATTACAACTCAAATCTGTTACATAAATATTATCCGTGTTTAGAGTTCCGCTAATATCTATCTCGTATTTTGGAGAACCGTTTTTTACACCTATCCTATTATTTTCTATATCAATACATACTACATTATTTAACTTATCGTCTGGTATAGAAACTTTATTAACTAAAGCATTTACACTTGTGATTACTTTGTTAAGGCTCATTTTATCTATAATATTAACAGATTTTATTATATTAATATTTACACAAAAAACCATTTAAAGTTTTAAACCATTATTTAATATAATATGTCCGCTGAAGAAGAATACCCTCTGCCAACTACCGCCGTATGGAAGCATGTCTGCAAGCAGTCCATCACCTATGATAAGCCCATCATGCTTGATTATTGGGTCTCGTCTCTCAAGAAAAAAGTCTTTCTTGGTATTAGAGACAACGAAGAGAAACTACTCGTTAAGAGTGCCGAAGAATATACCAGTCCTATCACCAATATGGCGAAGTTAGAGGATGTGTATATCATCTGCACAGAGAACTCTATTTACATCGTCTCCGCTCATATCGACAAGCGTAAAATCTCCTCCTAAATTATTATTTATTCTATATTTTCAATATAATAGATAATATCACTCTCGTTAAATAAAAAAATTAAATAATAACCCTAATTTTATTGTTAAGGTTATTATTTAATTTTTTTATGATTTGTTGTTAGTCTTGAGTATTTACTCTACAGTTTCATCTTCCTCATCATCTTCATCTGGAATATCGCAATCTTCGCAATACCAATCCACTCCATTTGCAGTTTTACAATTGTCGTGTTCGGGCGAATTCCGCTTGATTTTTACACAGCACTCAAAACATTTGAAAACAGTTTCATCTGGAATATCGCATTCGCAGCATTTCGCATTGAAGTCATTACTACCCTTATCTATTCCGTTACATTTGCCGCAGTCACCACACATTTCCTCGTAGTGCCACCGGATCGACGAGCAGCAGTCGCAGACCGAATAGGCACATTCCGTAAGGCAACTGGTTTCGCATTCCTCCTTCTCGTTCTCTTCTTCCTCGTAATAAAGGTGTTTCAATCCCTTGCCGCAATTTTTATGAACCATAATGCAATATGGTTCTTTGCGACCCATATATGTTTCATCGCAATTCTTACAAAGCTCCTCTGTCTCTTCCTCTTCTTCCTCGTCATCGTAAAATTCGGGGAAATGTTCGCGGCAGAATTCTTCGCCGCGAACCAGCACAAGCATCTCAAGAATGTAGTCCGCTCCATACCCTGCCTCGTAATATGTATCCTTCAAAGCGTCAATCTTCAGTTCTTCGTTAGTCATCGTCCTCATAGTTTTTTGTTTGTTGGTTGGCTGGTTTATTGTTTGATGTTATTAGTATATAATTTGGTTTCAATATTCAATTTTTTTTCGGGTCTAACCAAATTTGTAGTTTGACGATTTTACTTATATCTCAAATATGATAAAAAAATTAAATAATAACCCTAATTTTTATCATATTTCTAATCTTTTGTAATTTCTTCAATCACTCACTATAATCCGAAGCCAAACACAAGGCAACCACAAGCCGCAACCCCAACCCAACCCAATCCCCAGACCAACGCTAATGCCAACCCTGCCCCTGCCCAATAGACCGCCAGAAACAGCAAACACGGTGGCACACGAAGCATCATGGTCGTCGTAATTTTTAATATGTTAGTTGGTTTATTGTTTGAACCCGCTTCATTTTTTTTTTGGTCTAACCAATATGATAAAAAAAATTAAATAATAACCCTTATTATATTGTTAAGGTTATTATTTAATTTTTTTTATGGTTTGTTCTTTGTGTTGAGTATTTACTCTTCGTTTTCGTATTCTTCGGGGTATTCGTTCCTATGGCACGCATCGCAAGTATGCTCGTATTCGTTCAGCGCATCCCGCCACACCTGATTGGTTGCCTTCCCTTCGCAAGTCCAGCATTCTTCGCATTTCACATCATCATCATCCTCGTCCATATTTACCTGGCAATAGCATTCGCCCTCCTCACAAGTCTTGTGATAGCAGGTATGGCAGATTTCGTCATCCATATCAACGCAACGCTGGACTCCGCATTCCACGCACATCGGCATTTCCTCCTCATCTTCCGCCTCTTCCTCCTCCATAGGGTTCAACATCGCCTCTGCGAAGTATTTGATAAACTTCTCCTCGGTAAGGTTTTCATATTCATCACCGTAATCATTGTTTTCCCATACCTCCTCACCGAATGTCGCCAGCACGCGCTCCATATCAAAGTGGGAGCGCAACCGGTTCTTCAAGCTGATAATCTGGGCGTTAGTCATCGTCGTCATTATTTTTAGTTTGTTTGTTTGTTTATTGTTTGATGTTATTAGTATATAATTTGGTTTCAATATTCAATTTTTTTTCGGTCTAACTAATTTGACGGATTGAAGATTTTACTTATATTGTTCGTTAGAAATATCAACTCTATTGAGTCCTCATGAATATTATGAAATATATTGATGTATTTACATATCAACTTTATAATCTCATACTTATATTTATCTTCTATCTCGCTGTGTAATTTTATATACAGAAAAAATTCTTCTAATATATCTATCACCGAAAAACCATTATTACACATATTTAAAATATGTTTTATGCTCTCCTTCAAATTATTTTCTTTACATAAATCTATATATTTACGCATATCCGTAATCGTTATATTACAACTCACACTCTCTAATAAATTATAATCTATCTTTTTATCCATACTTATCAGTTTGATTTTATCTATAATGTTTATCATATTTGGTATAGAAGTATTTGATGCCCTTATTATTAATTTTTTACATTTTTCATCCATAATCATATCTTCATTTGTTATTATTTTATCAAGTGTTATTTTTATAAAGTCATCCGTTAAATTTTTAATTGTAATCATTTCCAACTTATTAATTATCGTCGGTTTGATTTTTTGCTTATCATTACAACTTATTATAAAATTTATGTTTTCATAATTATTTATGAAAGTATTGAAAATTTGTTGGCATTGTTCGTTTAATAAATCCAAATCATCTACCACAATCGTTTTCTTTTCTTTTATGTTTGATAAATTATTGATTTGACAATAATTTTTTAACTCGTTTCTGTAATAATTTATCCCTTGTTCTTTCAGTAGATTAATATTTATTGTATTTCTATTTATCCGTTCTTTATCATTACCATAGTATTTATTCAGTATCACATTTATTAACGATGATTTACCATATCCTGTTCCACCGTGTATTAAAAATAATAACTTCTTATTATCCAAATATATATTTATCAGATCCTTCGTATATTCTGTGATATTGAAGTCATCTAATTCTTTTGGTTTGTATTTTATTATTAATGAACTCATCTATTAATAATAATATTCGGCAAATATTTAATATTAAATAATTCATTTAATATATGTTTAATGTGTTCGTCTCACAATAAAAAATATTATGATATACTTAAAATTGATACCAATTCTGATATAGATGCTATTAAAAAAGCATATCGTAATTTATCTCTCATCTATCACCCTGATAAAAATAATAATGCTACTGCTGATATGTTTAATAAAATTACAACAGCATATAAAAGTTTAATGGACGACCCGCCATTACCAACCCATATACCCAGCGAATATAATAATTCATCTATTAATGTTTATACGCCACCTGCTAAAAATCCCAATAATGAAGATATTATTATTTATCTTGATGTTGTGTTTGAAGATTCGTATCACGGAGCGAATGTTCCCATTAATATTAAACGAACTATCTTAAATCACGATATACTGAAATACGAAGAGGAAAAAATATATGTGCCTCTTCCTAAATCAATTGATTGCGATGAAATTATAACAATTAATAACAAAGGCAACTGTATAGATTTTAAATATTCAGATGTTAAAATTATTATAAAATTAAAGGAACATGAATATTTTTTGAGAGATGGGCTAAATCTTATATACTGGGGCAACATATCATTCAAAGAATCGCTCGTTGGTATAGATTTCAATATTAGACACCTAAATAACAAAGCCTATAGAATTCGTAATACTAATAGAGAGATTATACATAATAACACCACTATAGTATTAAGAAATTTGGGTTTTGAGAGAGATGGTTTCTTCGGTAATCTTATTATTAAATTTAAAATTGACTATCCTAAAACATTATCACCAGATACTATTCAAAAATTAAAAGAGATTTTGTAAATACTATTACACACTATTGATATATATACTATACACCGAGACGACAACACCTAATACAGTTATAGTATGTATTTCAAGAAATTTTATTTTTTATTAGTTAAAAAATAAAATGATTAATCTACTTTCTGCGCGAGCCACCAACCTTGCGCTTTACACGCTTGGCGGACTTCTTGGCAGACTTCCTGACAGACTTCTTGACAGACTTCTTGCCGCCCTGACGCTGGGTGCGACGCTGGGTGCGACGCTGGCTGCGCTGCTTCTGTCCGCCACGGCGGGACTGACGGCTCTTGCGACCGCCCATGGTGGGTGTCATTAATTCGGTTAACTCCGCGTACTGCATTTTTATATAATACCTAAATATTTTATTTTATTTTATTAATTTGATATTAATAAATATTTTCCAATATTTGTATTACTTTCTAATACTTGCTGTGTATTCAAATATACGAACCAATTGTATGCCGTTCGTTTTAATAAATCTTTGCGTGGTATATATAAGCCATACGCATTTATATTCATATCTAAATATGAAGAACCCGTTAAAGTTCCTAAATCAATCGTCTTATTTGCTGAATCACGAGTTCCTAAAAACTTTCCATCAATATAATTAATCTCTCCCGCCTCCGCCTTCTCATATAACCAATTTGAAAGTTGTCCCTCTAACTTACTGCTAAATGTATGGTCCTTATTTACCATAATTTCTAATTGCTTCCCTAATTCGTGGATTTTGGGACAATTTTTTAGACACCCTAAAAATTTTAATGATGGGCTAAAATTCATAATATGACTATCAACCGACTCATTTGCAAATTCGCCTACACAAGGTTTCTCTGTTGAAATTATCTTTTCATAAATTGGTTTTAATGTCTTAAATAATATGTATGAAGGCTCCATCAGTATCCCCCCATATTTGTATAAAATTTTCATTAAACCAAGAGTGCGTATATTCTCCTTTTGGATATTTCCTACTTTTGTTAAATCAACATGCCAGTCATCTAATAATTTATCAAATGAACTATCATCTATCAATATTATATGAAAATAATCGCTACACTTATTTATTATCGACCGTAGCGTTAAATATAAATAGTCCTGATTCAATTCTTCACTGCTTCTTGAACCAAATGACTCCCACTTCCTTAAGTTTCGGTCATATTCTATATGTATCCAGATTATTGGTTTTTTTATTGCCGATAATTGTTCTATCGCATTACCATTTGTCTCGTCTAATAAATATTTCTTTATTAGATTTAATTCCTCTACTTTATCATCTCGCTCTACATTTATTTTAAACTTTTTATATATGTAGACTACCACCAATAACAATAAGATGCTTACCGCTAAATTAGTATATTTCATCATATATAATAATTATACATTTAATAATATCATTATAACCATTTATTTTAGTTGTTTTAACGAAGTCCAGAAACTATTACTCCCACGAGATGCTTCCCTCTCTTGTGCCGCCAACTTAAATGCGCGAGACGCACCCACTTCATCTTCGTTTGACTTTTGACTATTTAAATATTCTCTCCCTTCTACCTCACTTAATGGATTTAAACTTTGCTGATGCCGTTGTAATTTTATATCCTCCATAGAACTATACCGACTATTAAAATCATCTTCCGTTACTGGTATTACACTTTCATCGTGTGCCTTTCGTAAATCCTCAAATTGTAATTTACTAAACATTCCCGATGAGTACTCTGCTGGCTTGTTATTAGCTAAATCATTATAACTACCATTATTAGATTCATGAATACCATCAAATTTTATTACAGACCGCAAATTTTTCTTCTTCCTATCTATCATTTCATTCATCTCCGTTTTATTCGTACAGACCTCACTATCCTCCGCATTTTTTAACCAGTCTCCATAACCTGTATCTTCATAATCATTATTCAATTTTATCTTATCAAATTCTTTATTAAACCAATTGTTGAATTCCTTGGTACTGTACTTCTCTCGTAAATTATTTACTACTACTTCATTTTCACCAGTCTCTTCTACTGAATATTCTATTTCTTCATTTAAATTAACATTTGCTTTTGCTTTAAACTCATATACAGAATGTAGGACTTTGAATATCGCAGTAAAAAATAAGAAAAACTTTTTATCTAATCCACTCTTATCTGGGTGAGTTTGTAATACCTTTCTCTTTACATTTTTTATATCTCTCTCGGTAAAATTTTTATTTAATCCAAACAAAGCCAATATATCTTTGTATTCGTAATTATCAATATTCAAATCAATTTGCTCCATTAATATAAATAATTATAATAGTAATCAGTTTTTATATTTTTATATAGTTATATATTCTTTCAACTATTTCTTATGTTTCTTGTGGATTATTTTTTACAAATTCGTTGTGTTTTTCACTTTTAAGATGCTGGCTTTTACCACCCCTGGTATGAATAGCACCACAAACACAAGTTATTTGTTCTTTCTTCGTCGCAGCGTCTTTCTTTTTAAGTTCTGGGTCTTCACTCCGTTTTTTAGCTCTCTCTGCGTTTTCCTTTCTATATTCGGGGTCTTCCATCTTTTGTCTGTGCCTGATACGACAACGTTCTTTATTATACTCTTTTTTTTCTTCTGGGGTTTGTGCTGGTAATTGTTTGTTTAGCGATGGCTCATGTGTTTCAATCCAATCTCTCTCCAGAATTGCTGCTTCTTTTTCATCTTCTAAATTTGCCGTTTCTAATATTTCAAAATACCAATCATCAAACCCGCCGTTCTCTCTTATACATGTATAAACAGGATAATTATACGCTTCACTCTTTACATTATTACAATCGCTCTTATGTTTTGATTTTCTCTTACCAAAATCGCCTGACTTACCCACATATCCGTCTTCAATAAGTGGGTTGTTAGAACATAATCTATATATAACTGTGTTAGACCAATCAACAGTCATTTAATACTTTATGATTAATAATAAATTTTTATTTTTATTATCAATTTTTAAAAAAATATAAAAAGAAGTAAAAATCTACTTCACTAATCTCAAATCTCTCAAATTCATTATTCAATTTAATAATAAATCATTATATATAAAAAATGTATAATGATTGGGTAGTATTATCTATGTTTTGTTGCTTAATCACAGCTATTTCTTTTATTACTATGAAGTATTTATCAGAGACTAAATGCAAAATTAAAAATATCATTTTTCTGACTTTTTTTTTAGCCACATTTATGATATTATTATATATTCCATTTGATAAAAATTTTATTACAGATATTAACAAGAATTTTACTATGAAAGATTTGTTATTAGTTTTTTTATTCACTGTTTTATTAATTATTTCAAGATTTTTAATAACATATACTTTTAAAGTTTCTCCAAATATTGGTTATACACATTTGATTATAAATACTAATATAATTATAACATTAATCGCAAGCTATTTTTTATTTAATGAACAAATTAATTATCAAAGTTTTGCTGGAATGTTTATAACGTTGGTTGGGTTATTCATTACTATTATGTATTCATATTAAAAATTTTCTTTCATTTTGATTGATTTAATTATAATACGTTAAATTATTTTATTATATTGTAATAAAATAAAATAATGATTTTGCCGCTTGAGTATAAGAATTTATTCATATTTTGTTTATGGTTATGGATAATATCCTTCTTATATTATTTTAATTATATTAAATTCTCGCCTCTATATTTGGTCGTTTCGGCGTTTATTTTTACTAGTTTTAGAGAAATTGCTCTTAATAATAAGTATCATGGTTTTTTTATGAAAATATTTGTATTAATTTTTGAACTTTTTATTACGTTAATGGTTATTAGAAAACATTTTTTTATTGATAAAAAAAAATTTATAAATATAGATACTATTTTCATTAGTTTATTTATATTTTTTATATATTTGTTATTTTTAAAAATAACATTAAATAAAACATTTTATGAATATTACTTTATTGAATTATATAGATAAATTAGAACAAAAAACAAGTTTAAAAATTTATTTTAGGTTATTTCGTGCTTCCTCGTAGTTTTTAAGACTGTCCTCATTTACTTTATCAGGTGCGTAATTCTCTTCTGGTGTTTCTATTTTATCATTATTATTAATAGATGAATAATTATACAATTGTCGCATACCACCGTCTCCTTTAGCTGAAAGTTCATCATCATTTTGGTCTAAAAAACTAAAATTATCCGAATGTACGTCCGCCATACCAGCATTCATATTAAACGCAGATGGTTCGCCGTTGAAGTTTGTTGCCACGGCGACATTAACTTGTTCTACTGGTTTTAAATAATTAAGAATATCATCACCAAATAGAACTTTAAACTCGCCATTTAATATCATAAGTGCTGGAACCCTATTAACGGTGTCTGGTAATAATAATTCCTGACTGTTTTCTAATACGACATACGTTGCGTTATTTTTATTGACTCGCTTATCAATACATACATAATGTAAATCATTTTTAATGGATGATTTAGATAAATGACCTATTATTTTTTTACAGTTTTCACAAAAGTTGCTATAATATAAAACGGTGCCCATATATTAATATCTTTTTGCTGATTTATTTATGTTAATATTTATTTAAAATATAAATCAATAAAATAAATTTGTATTTTAAATAAAATTGAAAAGAATATTATAAATAATAAATAATTTACATAGTATAAATATAATGAGCGGCGAGCCAAAACTAAGCAACGTAGAGGAAACTAATGATGTGCTGAAATTCACATTAAGCAATACAAATATTAGTATTGCTAATGGTGTTAGGAGGGTGCTACTTTCGGAGATCCCAAGTGTCGTATTTAAGACTACCCCATACAAGGAAAACCGGGTTGATATTAAGGTTAATAAGTCTCGCCTAAATAATGAACTGATTAAACAGCGTGTAAGTTGTATTCCAATTCATATTACCAATGTATATGATTTCCCGTATCAAAATTATGTTGTAGAATTAGATGTTATTAACGACACTAACGCCAACATTTATGCGACCACTGGTGATTTCAAGGTAAAAAACACAGAAACCAATAATTATCTGGAGAGCGACGAAGTAAAGAAACTATTCCCACCAGACCCTATTACGGGTGACTATATTAACATTCTCCGCCTACGACCAAGGCTGACTGATACAAGTGAGCGGGAGCAAATTAAGTTTGAAGCCACTCTAAAGATTGCTACAGCAGGCGAAGACAGCACATTTAACGTTGTAAGCACTTGTGCTTATGGTAATACATTAGACCCAGTAAAGATTAAAGATGCTTGGGAGGCAAAGGAACTCGCTCTTAAAGCCAAGTCGGCTACAACCGAAGAGATTGAGTTTGCTAAGAAGGATTGGATGCTATTAGACGCCAAGCGTCTATTCAAAAGTGATAGTTATGATTTTGTAATTGAGACAGTTGGTATTTACAGTAACTTTGAACTTATGGATAGTGCTACTGGTATTCTTATTCAAAAGTTATACACTACGCTGGAATCTCTTAAGAATGAGCCAGAGTTAATTAGTGATGCGGTTGATACTCTGGAAAACTCATATATTATTGTATTACAGAATGAGGATTATACAGTCGGTAAGATTATTGAATATATTCTATTCAGTAAATACTTTCAGGAGAAGAAGGAACTGAATTATGTTGGATTCCTCAAAAAGCATCCACACGACAAGGATAGTTTCATCAAAATTGGTGCTAAAAATATCCTATCCAAAGATGAAATTATTAGTATGGTTGAAGATTGTGTAAATACGAGCATCGAGTTAATTATCGTAATCAAAAAATATTTCGCAACTGTATAAACTATTATGGGTAATATATATACAATCTGCTTTCTTCATGAAGAAGAAGAAAATAATAGTAATCAAATAATAACTCCTGCCTTTATTATTAATTATAACTCTCTAACGAAAAATATTGATACATCAATACCACGTATAATAGAAAATTATTATGGCGATGATAATAATTTATGAAAATTCATTTTTTTTATATAGAAAAATGAATTTTTTGGATAGTTAATACAACTTACATAACAACATCGGTGTCTTCGGCAACAGCATCTTTCTCGGTGGAATTGAATTTATAATTTACGGCGTGCATTTGCTGTGCGGGATGTAGAGCATTAACATAATTAATAACCACTTTCTTATCAACTACCTTACCATCAGCCTTAAGTTCGTTTTTGTATAGTTGATGTAGAGCATACATATGGTTTTTGTATTGGAACTCATACTCTTTGAGAGGCTTCTCCTTCTTAATAAAGCAATTTACATAATTGGTATGTAGTAGATGAGTGTATTCAAACATAGCAAGTTTGAATTTATTGAAAAGAATCATATGTTCGGGGTAGTAATGCAGGAACTCCTTGATTTTTCCTTCCTTCTTTAGAGAATAGTAATTAAACTGTAGCTTTGGCTGATTACCACGCAGCTTACGAACATCCTCATAATTAATGTTTCTAATTTTAGTCCTTGTACCATCAACATTATAAATAATAGTTCCAACACAGTGAAATGGTGCCCTGCGGTTGTTGAAATGGTCGTAAATATCTTGGTATGGAGTGGCGATTGGATATTTGTTAATGAACTGGATAGTTGTATCAGCAAATACACACGGAGGCTTGATAACAAACTTGTGGATGCTCTTTTCAACAATAGAAACAACTGGGAAATTAGTGTTATCAATATCATATACCTTGACAAGATATAGAAGTGGAGTTTGGACTGGTGTAACAATACGGTTGAATGGATGCTGCATTACAAACGAATAAGAGTATTGCTTATCAAGACTGTTTAAATCAAAGTTGCTGAATTTACAACTTTCAAAAAACATAGTCCTAAATGTAATATTTCCAGTTTGCTGCTCGTTCGTTTCGTTATTGAATAGGTCATAATTTTTAATATCGTTGAAAAACACCATATTACCACCGACAGTAGATTTTGTCGCAATCTCCCACGTTTCATTCACATTATCATAAAATACATTAATCATCGTGCCATCTACAAAATCTTCAGCCCAGCAGTCATTTGTATCGGGATACTTTGTCGTAAATTTATCAAACGAAAGCGATTTTTCAGGACTATACACAACAACCTTATTACCACGCACAATTACCGACCTAAATTTAGATACGGTTTCAAAACCCTCACCATCTGCCAACATTTTTAGATTATCCTTTTTGTATTTGATTACTGTGTATACATTGTCATTGTATGTATAATTTTTTTGGTTAAAAGCGGTGTTGTCTTCATTTAGAATACCTGTTAGGTCCAGTTCTTTTGTGATTTCAATATTATTAGCACTCGTCATTACGGGTTATTACTATAATTATAAATATATCTTTAACTTGTTTAAAAAAATATAAAAATAAATAAAAATAAAGATATTTCACAAATTTTCTATTATAAATATAATATAATATAATATAATTATAATTATAATGGAAAATACAAATTTTATTTTACAATATGGTGATATTGTCCGCATTATTTCTCCTACCAATAATTCTTTGAACGAGAAAATCTTTTTCATCAAATTTATTGACCTCACAAAAATTATTTTGTTGAACGACGATTTAACAACTACTCTTGATATTGATGATGAAAATGGAAAATTAATGGATGATACGATAGATAACATAGTATTATTATACAGGGAGGAAAGCCCCAGTTTTGTTATTCAAAATAACATTACTATCGGTAAAAATATATCCATTACTTTTGGAGGTGCTTTACCAAAAATTATAAATGGTGTAATCACCAACACAGAAGAAGATATGATTGAAATATCTATTCTACCCGTCTCCGACCCACCGAACATTATATATATTGATTTTGCTTATTCTGGCATCCCCGAAAAATACAATATTGAGAAGATTGTCGTAAAAGATATGAATGATATATTATCAGGCGAAACGCCCGAAATGCCCGCTGGAGAAGATGAACCTTCTCAATTTCTTAATTTAGATAATAATGATGATTTAGATTACGATCTCAATAACCCCATTGATGACCGTGAATTTAATGAAATATTATTAGATGACTTTGAATTAGAAGAGGATTATGAAGAATTTTACCATAATGTAAATGTTCCCGATAATGAAAAAAGATATACTTTAGATACACAGTTAAATGATTATATGGATGCTCGGTTAAATAAATATAAGCCATCCGAAAGAAATGAAGCACTAATAGCAGATGTCAATTTAGAATTAAACAGATATAAGGAACTGAGGGAATTGTATTCGGTTTTTGATGATAACAATAATCCCCGTCTGCCAGCGACCAAAGGTGAGTTCTATAAACCATTGAAGGAAACATTATACAATTTAAATAAAAAATTATACTGGCTTGTTCCAGTTGTTTATAACGCCAAATCGTTAATTTACAATGAAGAGACCGAAGATGTTGAAGATATTGATGAGGAGCATACTAATACACTTAAGATGGGTGAATTCATTCATCAAATTAATTCAGTAATTAACAAATGGTCCAAAACGAGCACCAAAGAACAATTAAATGACTACAAAACATATATCAACAACCTTTTATCTATAATTGATAATACTACAAATATTCACTTGCCCGGGGCAAATGACGATAGTATTACTCGCAATAAATTAGATGTTAATACGCAGATGCACGCCATCAGCGATATATATGATGACTTCTATAGTTTTGTTGTTAAGGACCGTTCAATTGATAAAAATAGGTTCTCGGTAGAAGTTTATAACCAGGGTATGAAAATGTTACAATCTGATTATGTAAATAACAAACGGGCGTATAATTTCAAGGATTTAACTCCAAATGAGAAAATTACCGTAATATCCTTTATTACATTACCACTACCCGTTTTTAATTTCTCTAAAATCAATTTAGGATACACCAGTATTTATACCAGATCCAATCTGAATACTGACTTCTTCAATTATTACCAAACACTAAATAATGATACTGTTATCAACAAAAATATATTAGAGGAGCCCCATACCGAAAAATTTGTAAATACACATGATACTATTCACGGCAATAAATTATTTGATAATATTAACAGTTTTTCAATTGAAGACACCAATAATAAAACTGCCGAAGAGAAATTGAACCTTTTAATGGAATCGTTTATACCAACTAATAGTTCGGCGATCAAATATTTATCGGATGCGAATAAATATGTTAATTTCAAGGCATTAATTCTTGATACACAAGCCTTAAATATTGATATGTATTCCTTAAACAACAAAGACCACCAACTCATCAACAAATTATTCAACGAAAATATTGCGGACTACAAAAAAGAATATAATACCAATAAAGACCTACTCGGTGAACTGATAAATATTGTTAATAAAGAGCCAAAGAAAATCAAGTCCAAGTATAATTTTGACTTTGATATTATTAATAAAGACCTCAAACAGGCGTTATACGATACTTACGCCATAGACCCCAAATTATATAATGATAAATCCGAGTTACTGAATGACTTCATAGAAATTGATAGTGGTAAATTCTTTACTGCTACGCTGAATAAGACCATTATGGATTTAATCGTATCTAATTTACTGGATAATTTCATTACACAGGCGAACAAATCAAAAGAGCCTATTCCAGCAGAGGATAATGATGATACTTGTGAAAAATACTACCTGTCTAAGAAATATACATTAATGGAAGATATGATGGATGATAACAATAAGGAATTATTCGTTGATGCCATATATGATAATACATTATATAGTCTGGTAAATGAATACCCAAATGAAAAAGCCACCATGGACACCAACACATTCTTCCTGTTTTTAACCGAGAAAATTATGGATATTATGAATTTAACAAAACAGAATGCTCTCAGGGAAGCAAAGGCGATAGTTGAAGAGAAGAGAGAAGTAATTGATGGTGATTACGCCATATTTTTAGACAACGAGACTAAAAAAAATTACATTTATGTTCGCACCAATTCAGCGTGGGTTCTTGATGAAAAATTCAAGAATGATTTCCATATTGACTCCAATAAAATCTTATGCGATGTTAATAAAGATTGTATATCAATTGGCGACAAGTGTATGAATGGTGATAAATTAGACAGGAAAAATATGAAAGAGGATGTTGAAAAAATACTTGATAGTTTCCAGGCAAAATATAATTTAAGTATTGAAGAAATCAAAGGCAAACTCAATCTCAACTACGAGAACGCCAAAAATTACCTGCTTAATGTTAATAAAATTAAAAATGAGAAGGATAGGTATATCAATAATATTATCCGCAGTAATTATGTGGAACTATCATATGATATTGTTGAGTCTCCATATATGGGGTTGAAAGATAAGGTATTAGGTATTCCCGATTTTATAAAGCGTCAGGAATATATTAAGAAATTCTGCCTTAAATTTACAAGAGACGCCATACGCGACGAGAATGTATATTGGTTATATTGTAATGCGACAGGAGTTAAATTGATGCCGACATTCTTATTAAAATTAGCAAACGCATTCACAAGCAAACAAAATTATATCAGGGCACTTGATACTATCTGTGCGGAGCAAGGCACTATTAGTGATGATAATAATAATTGGGTTGATAAACATAGTGGTTATATTATCAAGAACATTGATTTTTCCAGCGACGAGGGTTACGATGAGGCAGGATTCAAATTAAATACCAACGCAGTAATGGGTAATGAGTATAATATTAAATTTGATGAAACTAACGCACCCAAAGATAAGACATACGAAGATACGACCAAAGGTATGATTACAAGGGTAATTCACAATATGTGCAGTCAAATGGAAATTGATATAGAACCACAATACGAATTTATAATTAATTCTGTTATTAATAAACTAAAAACAAATATGAAATCTAAGGAAGAGTATGAAAAGGCTCAACTCAAAGCAGCGAATAAAAAGGACGGCAAATCTAAAAAAGTTGTTTCATACGAGGATATGCATAATCAAATACTTGTATATTTAACATTATCGTATTTAATTGTTTCTATTCAAATTAACATTCCAAGCGTGTCTACAAGAAAGGTATTTCCAAGTTGTATTAAGTCATTTTCAGGATATCCTATGGATGGTGACCAAGATAAAACGACAGTTGTATATATTGCCTGTGTAACAAAGAAAACAGCAGACAATATTAAACCATGGGACGCCATAATGAAACTGTCAGCCGATAAAATAGCCAAAAATTTAGAATCATACATTGATATGCATGTCTTGAAAGATAGTGCGGTGATTGATTTAATCGCTGCAAAGAAGGAATATTTACTACTGAATAAAGATGAACCTATACCAGAGGCTGTATCAGTTGGAAAATGGCATCAATTTTTACCACCATTAAATGATATTAAAATTTCTAAAACTAACAGTATGCCATTAGGAGAGACATTTGAGAATGATTTAACCGACGCATACAAGAAAGGCAAAAAGAATAATATGTTAGAAACATTATTAGGCAAAAATATTTATTTGAGTAATTCTATTATTGAAAGCATTCAAGCTGTAGTAAATACTAAAGCGGCCTTGTTAACAAATTCGGCAGGTGAACCTTTTTTGGAAAGTGCTTGTTGCGATGAAAGCATAAATGCGATTGAATACTTTATGGGTAAAGATAAAACTATTGCTGAAAATAATAACTTAATCAAGAATTATAACAACGTTATTGAAAAAATCAATAACTTAAACTCACCGTCTATTTTGTATCACGCAGAGAACACAAAAATTATATTGCCTAAAATAAAATCTGGGTACAACGACGAAACCATTTACAAGGCTTTCATATATTATTGTAATTTCAATAATCAATTACCTATGGACGATGAATTGAAAAACGTATGTGCGTATAAACCAATTGAATATGATGGTACAAAAGACACCGCTGATATTATTGAACTACTGAAACAAGATGGTAAAATATACACCAAGGCCATGCTTGATGATTTACTACACATTATTAATAAACGAAATATTGTTATTGTTGACGCCAATTACCCAATAATAAATTATGTGGAAAAATTAAGAAACGTAGTTAAAAAATATAATACCGTCGATAGTGTTGACGATAATCTATTTCAAAAATTAGAGACATTATTAGACACATTTGATATTAAGAAGGAAGATACCGAAGAGCTTGATGATATTAAAAATTATCTGTCTCGTGCGAACAATATAATGAAGAAGAATGTTATGGAATTTGTGAGAAAGTCGCCCGACATAAACAAATCTTTCCGTGATAACATGGAAAAAATATTGAATTTTGAAATAAACACTAATACAAGCGAGTTTTATGAGAATTATCTATACAATCTGCTTAATATATTCCCAAATATCATTTTGAATAAAAATATGAATGTTAAAAAAATCCCTGCTCATTGGTTATTATCTGATGTACACAGCACGGATATAGTTAATATATTAGATAAATACTACAAAAACCTTAATTCGTTTTCTAACAAACCTGGTTTAGAGTTAGCGTTCAAATTAATTAAAAACAAATACGCAATATTCTTGAAATTGATTAAAATCATCAAATATAATTCGCCTGTAAAGGTAAGTAATGGAACCGATTATAGTGAAATACCAAGCATCTTTGATAAGGAATTCATCACATATATCTATTCCTACTTTTTCTACAGTATTATTAATGAATACATTCAAATTACAAAAGACGATGAGTTTAAATCGCAGATACAGGAGACGCCTGATTATGATGAAGAGGAGGTTAATAAAAATATCATAAATTACATATTTGAGTTTTTAAATATAATGAATAATCACTCTACCTTAATTAGCAATTCATATGCGAAAATTAAGGATAAAATCTTGCAGACAAAGGCGAAAGAAAAAAATTCACTTACAGATCATTTGAAAGATTTAACAGACGAGGAAAGAGAAGTAAATAATTTATTCAAAAGCGGAAAATTAGGAGAGTGGGGGGTTGGCTTACAAAAAGGAGTGACCAAATACGTAAAAGAAAATTATGATGTAGAAAGAATGAAGATGGAAGCTCAGGCAATGAAGGAACGAAAATTAAATCAAACTGATAATGTAACCGATATGAATAAAGAAATTTACAAACTTGATTTAGAAGAAGAGGAGCAAACGTCGGCTGAAATAGACGCTGAGGAGTATAATATGAATAATATTCCTGACGACGATGATTTCAATAGCGACGAGGAGGATGGCGATTATTAGAGAGATTTATACAATATACTTCAAAAAATCAATATAATATTAATTGTAAATAAAATTATATTGAATTTATATGCTTATTCTGGATTATTTTTTAGAAATGCCTTATGTTTTATAGTATCAAAATGTCTTGCTTCATTCATTTTACTGGTAGAACAACCACAAACACAAATATAACTTTCAAGCCTCTTCGCATTTTTTGCCGCCAATTTTTCAGGATTGTCTTCCGCCCATTTTTTATTAGTCTCTGCTTCTTTCTTTTTATATTCTGGGTCTTCTCTTTTCTTATCCTTACATTTTTTATCCTGTTTTCTTTGATTTTCTTTTATTTCTTCAGGCGTTAGTCCTACATCATTCTTATTTAGTGTTGGCTTAAATATTTCTATATAATGTCCTTCCAGTTTTTCCGCTTCATCTTTATCTTTTAAATCAGCATATTCTAATATTTCAAATTGCCAATTATCAAATCCCCCGTTCTCTCTAATATATTTATAAACTTCGTAATTATATTCTTTATTCTTTTCACTATTGTTATTACAACTACTCTTATGATTTGTTTGTCTTTTAACAAAATCTGTTGCGTGTCCTATATAATCATCTTCAATATCTGGGTTCTTTGAATAAAATCTATATATAACTGTGTTTGAATAATCAGCCTTCTTTCTCTGTCTCTTTTTTCTCGTCATTTAATACTTTAATATGAAAAATTATATTTAAATTATCAATTTTTTAAAATCAATTTTTTTATTTAAAAAGAAAAATTGATTTTTTACTGATTACCCACCCTTATTGTTTTTCTATTTTGCGATTTAGATTGGTCATCAAATGTAAACGATGAATTTTTATTATCATCATCATCATCATCTTCACCATCATTATTTTCTTTCACTTCTTTTGTTTTTTCAGTTTCAACACTAAATATGCTATCTTCGTCGTCGGGCACTGGATCTACCTTTACTACTTCTTTTTCAAATACTTCCCGTGTATCTTCGGTCTTTTCAGGTTTTTCTTCCGCACTACCTGTTAATGTTTCTATGAAATCATTAAATGTGTCACCGATTTGCTCACCGATTGTTAATGACGGTCTTGGTTCATCATCATCATCACTATCTTCCAACTGGCTTTTTTCAAAATCAAGTTCGGCTCTTTTCACTGCCTCAATTGTAATTGGGTCTAAATCATCGTCATCATCGTCATCATCAATTGGTTCCTCTTCCAGTGGCTCCTCGTCCATTTCCTTAATCTCTTTATTGGTTGGTTTTTTTGGTGCTTTCTTGGGTGCTTTCTTATCCGCACCTTGCGTTTTAACAATCTTATTGAATTCGCTTTTCTGTGTATCCGTCAGAACCCTGTCTTTCATTATTTCCACAGTGTTTTTATAACTCATAGATGTCAATTGATCCACATTGTCCTCTGTGATAATTCGCATTTGAATATTCATCACTTGTAATTCTTGCATCAATAACTTGAACGAATATGGAACTCGCACAATACTAAAATCCCTACCATACTTGGTTACAACTTCCACGTTCAATTCGTCTTCAATATTTGTATTGAATTTTACTGGTCCGTCGGCAAATGGACTTATAAAAATGTTTTTGGTTTCGTTATACACAGCAATCGTCCCACTGTTATTACAAACGGCTACATAATATTCGTCGCCACGCTTTAACATAGATTCGGTTAAAAATGTTGTAGCGCCATGAGCAATCATACAATCACGCTCCATCTCACCAATACGCAGTCCACCGTCATTTGACCTACCCTGGACTGTTTGACGAGTTAAAACTGTCCTTGGACCCTGAGCACGATAATTAATTTTATCTTTAACCATATGCTTTAGCCGCATATAATAACAGGGACCAATAAATAGTTCTGCGTGTAATTGTTCGCCAGATTCACCGCTGTATAAAACTTCATTACCCGATGAATTGTAACCAATATCTTTTAATAGAGAACCGAATACCTGGTGCTTTGGACCTTTATTAGCAAACGCAGTACAATCACCAAAACCACCATACATCGCACACGCTTTACCCATTAAAGTTTCTACCAACTGACCAATAGTCATTCTACTCGGTAGAGCGTGTGGATTGATAATTAAATCTGGGCGTACTCCCTCCGATGTAAAAGGCATATCTTTTTCAGGGATAATCAGACCAACTGTTCCCTTTTGTCCGCATCTACTACAGAATTTATCACCCATAGCAGGCACACGCTCTTCTCTAATACGAACCTTCGCAATTCTGTATCCTTCTTCGCCATCAGTAATAAATGACTTATCTACGAAACCCAACTGACCCTTTTTAGG